GTCCCATCTGTTGCATAGCAAACTGCTGTACCTCTTCATTGTACTTACCTTTGTATAAGTTGTACATATCAGCAGGCCCTTTTAAGTAGCTAAAACATTCAGTTAGCACACCATGTAAAAGCAACGATTCTTGATTGGTTGACAAAAAAGTAGTAGTTGAGCTGTTAAAATGCGGTGGATCTATTACATAATTAATCTGTACAGTCAAAGCACTGGATGGCACAGGTGCTAATACAAGAGTGCTATCATCCCAATTAGCGTAATACTTTGGCACACCTGTTGCATCTGTTGAATTAAATTCTGATATAAAGCTGGTATCTCTTTTTTCTAAAAAAATACGAGTACTACTGCTACTAACCTGGATAGACCGTATGTACATCAATTCTTCAGGCATAGTTAAAAATCGTTGTGATTGCACACATGAAGATGTTTTGTAAGCTCTTAAATCGTCATAGTCAACCTTACCCGCAATATCTAATTCAGTATTACGAATAAATTGATCAATTAAAGTATCCGATAGTACATTAGAATCTACTTCTGTGTAGTTTCTAACTTGTGTTAAAAAATTAGCATGTGTAATAGTCATGATATTGTAATGGTTACCTCTCCAGTGCTACTTGTCATTTCAAATGATTCTAAAGGTGTGCCTAGTATATTATTACTTGCACTAGGCAACATGCTAGAATTATTAAAACCATTGTTTACATAGATAACAAAATCATCATTATCATCTTTTGGTCTTGGTCTTGGGTTCGCTAAAGCAACCGCATCAGCTTTGTGGTGCGTTCTTCTAATCTGAGGGTGTTTTGATTCAAACTCGGATTTGTGCACCAATGAACCATTCCACTCCTTGACCATTTCCCTGTAAGGGAACTCCATACCTGATCTATCAGATATTGCTTTAGCATATTTTCCACGAGCATGAGCCATAATGACCTCTAATACAGTTTTGTAGGTCTGTTGCGACCTAATTTACATTTAGCTTGAACAAATTTACCTTTTTTAAATTTTGATAACTCTTCCGCTTTAAGTTTTTTTTGTATATAACTTCCGGGGTTTTTTTTACCACTTTTATTTCTTTTGTCTAATGCTTTAACAGTTTTTTTTACATCTTTATCTTTAACTAATTTTTTTAAATCTGAGTTATTTTTAAGATATTTGTTAGTCATGCTCTGTTTTTGTGCTTCAGAACCTTTATCAAAATTTTTATCAATATACCTGTTTTGTTGACTTTTTTTGTGTATTTCAAGTACTTTTTTTATGCCTCGTTTTCCAAAACGCACTCCAAATTTAACTAAATTTACTACACTCATAATTAACTCCCTGATGGATAGTAACTTTGTGGTGTTATATACACCGAAGTTCTTTGTCCATCCTCTTCTAATGCTCGTTTTAATTCATCTTCATAAATCATTTTATTTTGTTGCACCAACTGTGGGTTTACTTTCATGCTTAAATAATAAGCAAGTCCTGCAACCATACAAGGTATAAACCTAAAAGCTATATCTGATTGATTAGTATAAGCCCCTGCGTCTTCAATACGCTTGACTGTGTAAAATTTTAAATGCGTATAAGTGCTAGCATTGGGTGTTTGATACAAAGTAATTGTGGGTGTTGTTTGACGATCCACATAATATTCAGAGGGTTGGCCTGTCGCACCTTTATTGTTTTTTGCTGCATAGTCACTTCTTGATATTTTAGTTAAAGCTACATCACTAGTTGAACTAGTTGTACCACTTGAACTACTGATATAGGCTTCTAAAACATCACTGGTGTTAGTAGGTGCAGTATAGGTTGCAGTTCCAGATGTTAATTCTTGAGTGTTTAAAGATACTTTCCAAAGATGTACTCCACGATTACTCCACTCTGAAAACAGGATATTTAGGCTACGTCTAGCAGACTTTAAGTCACGACCGCTATTGGTTCTAACCGCACAACGCTCATACGCTTCTTCGATGATGTCATCAATATCTAAATCAAATGCTGTTGTACCTGAAGTAGCCATGTGAACCTCTAAGTAATTCTAGTTTTTCTTTTGTTGACAGCCTGACCACAACCTCTAGCTTGTACAGTAACACCTTTTTTACCAGTGCCTTCGTTGTACTGCATCATGCCGCCGCCCATCATTTTTTTCTTAGCCATGCCACCACTCATGTTTTTGTTTTCCATAGCTTTTTCAATAGCATCTTGTCTTTTCTGTTCGTACCCGCTCATTACACCATTTTTGTCTAAATCACCAAGCATAGAACCTTTATTGTATTTGTTCATACCGCCTTTTGTATATTTCTTCATCATGCCTCCAGCCATACGTTGGCCCATTTTTTGACCCGCACGATTAGATTCAGTTGGATCATAACTTGAACTTTTACCAGAGAAAGCTGCGTACAATTTACTTAATAAACTATCTTCTTTTTCATTTTTAACTTTAAATTTATTACGAGAAGAGGACATTTTTTTACCTATACTAGGAGATTTACCCATAATTGAACTTTTTGATTGAAAGTCTGACATATCTATATTACCAATATTGCCACCTTTAGGTGAAAATCTGTCAAAATTAAATCCAGCATCGCTCTTGTAACTTTTTTTAATATCTCTAGCCATAATGTTCTCCTAAAATTCTATTAAACCACCGTAATATTTTTTATCGATAGTTCTTACCATAGTTGGTTTACCATCGACACCTTGAGCTTTTGCTCTCTTTCTTTTAACGGCAGAAGCTTTTTGACTTTTGCTCATTCTGGCAGCTTTAGCAGCTGGTACACACTTCGGATATTTACGCTTTGAAGTTTTTGTATTTTTACGACCACAAGGTTGATACTTGCCGTCTTTTTTAGGAGCACCAATATCGACCCAGTTTTCATTAGCCCAATCTTTTAAAGCACCCATTATTTAATTAAGTCTCCATAATAGTCAGATATAAAAGCACCGTTTTTTGCACTTTTAATTTGACCCTTACAGACTTTACTAGCATACATATTAGCGTATGCCGATGGATAAACATCAAACTTACGTTTGGCTGCGGCTTTACCTTTTGGACAAATTTTTCTTCCTTTCTTACTCATATATAAAGTTTATCAGCTTTATGGACTGCTATCTAGACCTTACTTTTTTTCTTTTTCTTCTTCTTTTTTTTCTTTTTCATTGGAGGTTTAGTAATTTGCTTTACCATACTTGCTCTTGTTATTGCCATCTACTGTACCTCACTTTGCCGTTTTCATCTTTTTCTGCTAATAAATACTCACCTCTGTTGTTGTCTCCTACATAAGACACATGTACCCAACCAGAATTAATTTCGTCAGGATTATGAAACTCAAGAATAACTTGATCAAAAGCTAAGTTATCATTAATAAAATCTGCTAGTTCTTTATTCGAAACACTAGGTATCTCCAAATCTGCTGCTTCGCCCTTACAATGCTGTGATCGAGAAGAGGAACCAATCTTCTGACTTAACTCTGGCGATCTGTAACCAGAACTAATAACTACAGGTTTTTTAAAATAATCTCTAATAGGTTGTAAAATGTTGTCACAAAGTTTTTGTAAGCTTTCGATGTGTTCCTTGTCGGGATTGTTGTCTATATCACATCGTTCAGCTGTTTGCGATTTAGTTAATTCTGCAAGAGAAAAATTATCAGTTAGCTTCATACAAAAATAATTAACAGTATTAAAACAATTATTATAATATCTCTTATTTTACAACTTGCACAAGTCCAGCTATTTTTGTATTTAGTCCACAACTTATTCACAGCTTTATATAGGTTTGTTAACATTTCCATCTTCTCCTCGCCTGACATATACGTTTTTTAGGCGTTTTACGACAATTAATATTGTGCATTTTAGCTTGACCTGCACTTCTTGAACAATAAGATTTACGTCTTTTTGCTGATTTACTGCCTTTCTTAACGTCACCTGTAACAGCAGTTTTTAATTTACTTCCAGGATTTAGTCTACGGTAAGCTTTAACACCAGCTTGAGTCATACCTGCACCTGACTTAGTAGATCTGTAATTTTTTTTGTTACGAGCAGGCATACCGCCTTTCGCAAATCCTACCAATTCATCTGTATATTGCTCAACACTAAATTCCATAATTAGCCTTAGTAGTTTTTAATAAACTCTGCAATTACTGTGTATGTATTTCCTGAATCAGCTGCACCTGGAACTATAAAGTTAATATCGTTTTGGTTTGAGTTAGATGTTGTGTTTGCTGGTATTCCACCAAATTCTCTTAGATCCCAGTACCCTGAATCAACTAATGTTACGATAGGGATATCGGCATCTGAATCTTCGTAATCTAATCTAGCAAAAGAATCACCGCCATCACCATTTGCACAAGACCACCATACTCTTTGTAAGCTTACTGTCGTGACTGATTGACCGTTTTTGTTTGCCGCTAATGCAGAGACATCTGCAAAGACTGTTGAACCACCTGCACCATCTGATTGATTGACTATTTTAATAACTACTCTCTTGTCATTTTCTTGCAAGATTGTAGGTCCTGTTACTGTATCTGCCATGTTTCCCTCCTTAATTAAGAAACTAAAATAGTGCCTCCGAAGAGGCACTTAAATCATGTTACGCTGCGTAACCTTTTAATTCAATTAGTAA